CATAGATATTTTTAGAAGAATACAATTACAAGATACACAAAAGATGACACCTAAGTATGGAAATTATGGTGAATATAGAATTAAAGGTGGAGATGAGTATTTTGAAAATTTAGTTTACTACCCTAAGCCATTACCGATGGGTCAAAGTCTTGGCTCAGAATTTAATAAACATTACTCAGGAGTTCCAAATCAACTTTACCATGTAAGAGGTAGTGTTAGGTCTACAGAAGGTAATCAAAAAATAATGATGATTGATGAGATACAAGCAGATTACGCACAAAAATTAAGAAAGGTAAACCCTACAAGAGATAAGGTAGTAAATGCATTTGGGTCTGAGGTAGAATTTTTTTCATCAAATAGAAAACTAGAAAAGATTGTTAACGAGATGAAAGATATAAGTAAAAAAGGAATTAAGGCTTCACCCGCAGATCAAAAAAGATTTTATGACTTAAACAGTGAGTTTAGAGAACTTAGAAGTAATTCGTTGAACTTGTCTAATATTACAAAGAACCAAGCCCAAGACGGTATTCCATTCTTACCTCTTTACGGAAAAGAGAACTGGGGTGGCCATGCGTTAAAAAACACAATTAAGGATGCAGCAGATAGAGGGGATATTCAATGGGTAGGTATTGCTCCTGTAGAACATTTACACCATGCTAAAAGGACTAAATATTTAGGAGACATAGAATTTTATGGAAACAGATTTGGTAAAGCAGGTTTTAAAGGTTATGGAGGCAGACAAGGGGTTGTTAGAAAAAATGCTAATGACGATGATGTTCCGATAGAAGGTTTTACGGATCCAAAAAAGAAAGCGACCCTTCCAGCTGAGATGGACAGATTAGCGAGACAGTACAACAGTGAAGTTAAAACAATACCCGTAGCTAAATCAGATCCAGAAAAAACATACAAAGTAGTAACACAAGTAAGTAATAAAGATAAACTTTATGGACTAAATAAAGATCAAGCTGGAACTCAACACTCAGCAGCTTTTAAAACAGAAGAGGAAGCTTTATATTATGCAGGTAAATATGGTGGAGATGTAGAACAAATTATGCCTGGTGATCCTAGGTTATACCTAGATGTCTACGCTATCAAAATATCTCCAGATATGATCAATAAACCATTCAAAGCCTATCAGTCGGGTGGTCTAGTCGTAAATATATTTGCGTGATATTATAAATCTGTTATAACAAATAGGAGATAATTATCATGGCAAGCAAAAAACTTAAAAAAGCTATCATGGCTGGTCTTGCGGGTTACGCAGGAGCGAAAATGTTAGGTCAAAAAAAAGAAATGGCCGAATACTTAAAAACAGAAGGTGGTGACAAAGCAAAAGTAAACTACATCACTAAAAAGGCAAAACCAACACAGAAATTTAGTTTTTCAGCAGATAAATTTAAAAAAGCTGTTAATACTATTAAAGACAAAGGTTTAAACTTAGGTCCTGGAGTAAATGCGACATCTAAAAAAGGTGGAACATTAGCCGGAGATTATGGTAGTGCGTTTGATTATTTTAATATGAGCAAAGGCGGTTCTACTAAAATGGTTAAAGCTAGAGGCGGAAAGATGGTTAATTTAAAACCAACTAAACTATACTAATGGCTGAAATAGAGAAACAAAATGAACTTCCTGAAGAAGTTGAGACAGAAGAAGTAGACGTAGAAGTTGAGGGTGAAGAAGAACTTCCTGAAGAGGAAACACCTGAAGAAGATTTTTATAGAAACCTAGCTGAAGACATGGACGACCGAGTTCTTGGTCGAATGTCTGCACAACTTATTCAAGATTACAAAAGAGATAAAGTTTCAAGATCGGATTGGGAGCAGGCTTACACTCAAGGTTTAGATTTACTTGGATTCAAGTATGTAAATAATACTAGACCGTTTCAAGGTGCAAGTGGTGTTACCCATCCGCTCTTATCAGAAGCTGTAACTCAATTCCAAGCACAAGCTTATAAAGAATTATTACCAAGTGATGGCCCTGTAAGAACAACAGTTGTTGGTTCACAAACAAAAGAAGTTGAAGATCAAGCAACTAGAGTTAAAGATTTCATGAACTATATGTTGATGGAAGAAATGGAAGAGTACACACCAGACACAGATCAACTATTATTTTATTTACCGCTTGCAGGATCTGCATTTAAGAAAATTTACTACGATGAAATTAAACAAAGAGCAGTTGCTAAATTTGTACCTGCTGAAGATTTAGTTGTTCCATATTATGCAACTGATTTAAAAGATTGTGAAAGAATTACACATCTTGTTAAGATGTCAGAAAACGATGTTCTTAAACAACAGAAAGCTGGATTCTATAGAGATGTTGAGCTTATCCCAAAACAAGCAGAGAAAAGTCCGATACAGGATAAACTAAACGAGCTTGAAGGAGTTAAACCTGCTGGAGAAAAAGAATATCAATATAACATTTTAGAAATGCATATTGATTTAAACTTGAATGAGTTTGAGGTTGAGAATGCAGAGAAAGAAGTTAAACTTCCTTATGTCGTTTCAATTGATGAGGGTTCAGGAGAGATATTATCTATTTACAGAAACTATAATCAAGATGATGACACTTACACTAGAAAAGAATACTTCGTTCACTATAAGTTTTTACCTGGTTTAGGGTTCTATGGCTTTGGTTTAATTCATATGATTGGTGGATTATCTAGATCTGCTACTCAAGCATTAAGACAATTACTTGATGCAGGTACTTTAGCGAACTTACCTGCTGGATTTAAGTCTAGAGGAATAAGAATTCGTGATGATGATCAACCTTTTCAACCTGGAGAGTTCAGAGATGTCGATGCACCTGGCGGAAATATCAAAGATCAGTTTCAAATTTTACCTTTTAAAGAGCCAAGTGGTACATTATTCCAACTTTTAGGCTTTGTAGTACAAGCAGGACAGCGTTTCGCTTCAATTGCAGACATGCAAATGGGGGAAGATGCACAAAATAGAGCTGTTGGAACTACAATCGCGTTGTTAGAACGTGGTTCGAGGGTCATGAGTGCTATTCACAAGCGATGTTACTACGCTATGAGACAAGAATTTAGACTTTTAGCAAATGTTTTTGCTGATTACCTACCTCCTGTGTATCCATACGCGGTTACAAACGCAGATAGATTCGTAAAACTACAAGATTTTGATGAAAGAGTGGATGTAATTCCTGTTGCAGACCCAAATATCATGAGTATGGCACAAAGAGTTACGCTTGCTAACGAAAATTTAAAGATTGCAGCTTCAAATCCACAAATGCACAATTTAAGGGAAGCTTACAGAAGAGTTTATGAAGCTTTAGGTACAAAAAATATTGATTCTTTGTTAAAACCAGAGCCACAACCACAACCTGAAGATCCTGCAACTGAAAATGCTAAAGCTTTACAGATGCAAATGTTAAAAGCGTTCCCTCAACAAGATCATGAGTCACATATTGCAGCTCACAGAGCTTTTATGGCTTCAAGAATGGTACAAATTAATCCAATGGTTTACGCTTTGCTACAAGGACACATATCTGATCACATAGCACTACAAGCACATGGTGAGATTGGTAACTTAGTTCAAGAATCTCCAGAAATGCAACAACAAGCACAAGCAGATCCTGATGGATTTAAAATTTTATTTGATTCTATGGTTGCAAAACGAATTGCAGAAATAACTATGACGTTAGCTCAGGAAGAAGCGGGTAATCAAAAACAAGATCCATTAGTTGCACTTAAACAGAGAGAACTAGATTTAAGAGCTATGGATATGCAAAGAAAAGCTCAAGAGAATATGATGGATCAAGAAAGAAAAGGCATGGAGTTTGAAGAAAGAATAGATCTTGATAAAATGAAGTTAGAATCTGCAGAAGATCAAGCTGAAGAAAGAATTAGAATTGCAGAAGAGAAAATAGATCTTAACAGGGAAAAACAGAATGAAAGTAAAAAACAGTAAAGTTAAAAAATTTGCTGGTGGAGGCATGGATGCTTCACAATCTGATTTCAAAACACCTTCATCAAATCCTATGTCCGCTGGATATTCTGGTGCAAAAAACAAAAATACTGGAACTAATAATACATCAAGTAATAATACAAGTAATAATACAACAACAACTAATAAAACATCTGGAAGTTTTAAGATTCCTGTAGTAGGTCCTTTAACGGCTGGTTTAAGATTAATTCAAAACTTAACTACACCAAAAAAAGAAGCGCATCCTTTCAGTGCAAACACAATTAAACAAACAAGAAATTTAACAACAGGTAATGTAGATTCTGGTGGCGGACAAGATATTAATTTATGTCCAGATGGAACTAACCCTCCATGCAAAACACCCACAACACAAATAAAAGCACCTGCTAATAATTTTTTAAGTGGTTTTAAAGCTTATGATGACGGCGGTGAAGTTGTGATATCATCTAATGTAGATAAAAATTTATTATGATTAAAAATAAAAGACTTACTAAAACAATACCTCCCAAAAGTGGACCAAACTCTCAAGTACCACCCATTAAATTAAATACAGGGGGAGATGCATGTTGTAGTGAGTGTGTTGATACAAGAGGCACAAAAAGTATTCAAGTAAAAGGATTTAACTTTAGAGGAGTAAGATGATATTTAAAAAGATAGCAAGATTTATATGGTGTTTATTTTTTCCACCTATTATCTACAAAGAGAAAAAAATTGAAAAGGAACCTTGTTGGAAACACGAAAAATTTAAAAAAGGTTGTCCAATTTGTAGGAATTTAAATGCCCAGTAGTACTGCTAAAAAGGTTTTAGCTAACAATCCATCAAAACAAAAAAGATTTGATGAATTAATGAAAACAGAATTTGATCCAAGTATGTCTCTAGAATCTAATACTAGTAATATTTTAAGAATACTTAGAGAAGAAGATATGGGGCCTAAATCAATACCTGGAAAATCTCTAGGTGGCGAAGTAGAAATAAAAAAAGGTAGCGATTACATAAAAGATCTGCTATAAGTTTACATGTTTGAACAACTCTCTAAAAAAGAGCAGTTAATATATTTATCAGGATTATTTGAAGGTGAAGGTTGGTTTGGCCTAAATAAAAGACCTAACGGTTGGACGCCTAGTGCTTCTTTAGAAGTACAGATGAGTGATGAAGGTGTTGTTCGATTATTTCAGAAATATTTAGGTACAACTAAAAACGTCGCTAAGAGAAAGAAAAAATATCGAGACCACCATAAAGATATATGGAGATTTGGTATTAAGGGTTACCGTGCTTTACAGTTTATGGAAGAGATGCTACCCTATTTGTGTATAAGGAGAAAAGAACAATATTATGCCGTGGTTAAAGCTATTGGGAATGGGCCTAAAAACTGGAGCCCACCTGTATCAGAACAGACAGAAAACCAAACAAGCGATGTCAGATGCACAATTAATGCATGCTGAAAAGATGGCGCGAGGTGAGGAAGCTTACCAGGGTAAATTATTAGAAAGCCGACAATCGGACTGGAAGGACGAGGCGGTCCTCATAATATTAAGTTTGCCTGTAGCAATTTTAAGTTGGGCAGTCATATCAGATGATCCTACAGCGATGGACAAAGTAAAATTGTTCTTCGAGATGTTCTCACAGCTTCCGTCCTGGTTCACAAATCTTTGGATACTTGTCGTGGCAAGTATTTATGGAATAAAGGGATCACAAATCTTTACAAATAGAAAAAAATAGATATAACTACTCTATGATTAGAGGAGACAGTTCGGAATATGAACTACTTGAAAAATGGAGTAAAGGATTTGATTGCCAAGGTTATAAATCATGTGAGATCGGAGTTCGTGAGGGACTTGGGTCTAAGATTATTATGGATAACATCATCAATAATTTTATTCATGTGGGTGTTGATCCTTACGGTAATTTAAATTATCAACATTACGATAATACAGGCTCTTATACTTGTGATTATACAGATGAGATGAGAGATACAATGTTAGAAGATTTTAAACCTTACAGAAATGCAGGTAAATTTTCTTTAAGTATAGAAACTGATGTTGAATTTATGAATACATCAAAACATAAAGATTCTAAATTTGCTTTTATTCATTTAGACGGTCCTCATATGACAAAAGATGTCATTACTGAATCTGTATGGTTTGCAAATAGATCTGCCCCTATCACAAGAATTATTTACGATGATTATCCAAAATACGACATGCCTTTGATTGAAAAAGTAATGGAAAAATATGGATTTAAGGTATTAGAAAAAGGCAAAAACAAAATTTGTCTAGAGAAAAATGAATCTTGATCTAGATACATTAGCTGCAATAAAACATTATATCAACAAACAGATAAAACAGATTAAAGACGATATAGTGTACGGTATAGACACAATCGACAACCTCAAGTATTCTAAAGGGAAACTCAGCGCTTTAGAAACGCTGCTACAGGATCTTAAAGACCTGCAGAGAAACGAGGAGAATGTCGATGACGATAATAACACCTGATTCCACTATTGTTGGAGTCAAGAAAAATGGTGAGGTACCACCAGAATCAAAAGAAAATGCCATACCCACTGATCCAGAGGGTATTAAAAAATATCTAAGCATTATACCAAAACCAGTTGGATATAGACTTTTAGTTAGACCTTATGCAGGTCCTAAAAAAACTAAAGGTGGAATTATCCTAACTGATACAGTGAACGACACTATTCAAATGACAACCGTAGTTGGTCTTGTTGTTGAGATGGGTGATCTTTGTTATCAGGATAAAGAAAAATTTCCAAAAGGTCCTTGGTGTAAGAAGGGTCAATTTGTAATCTACGGTAGATATGCCGGTTCTAGATTCAAAACTAAATATGGTGAACACCGTATTTTGAATGATGATGAAATCATCGCAACAATAGCAAAACCAGAAGATATTCTGCATTTATATTAAGGAGAACACATCATGAGTGATGCAAATAAGAATCCTGAAGTAGAAATCGATCTTGATGATGTAAAAGAAACAGATGTTAAGGTTGAAGAAACAAAACAGGAAGAGTCAAAACAACCAGACTTAAATGCTGGTGAAGTTGATTTAGGTTATACTGAACACGATAAAGAACAACCCAAGGAAGATGTTGCGGTTGAAGAAGTTCAAGAAGAACCTACACAAGAAACAAAACAACAATCAGAACCTGAGGATTTAACTGAAGTTTCTGAATCTGTTAAAAAAAGAATAGATAAACTTACTAGGAAATTTAGAGAAGCTGAAAGAAGAGAACAAGCGGCTTTAGATTTTGCTAAGGGTTTACAAAAAAAGTACGATGATACTCAAACAAAATATGATTCTACAGATGAAAAATATCTAAAAGAATTTGATGCGAGAGTTGATGCTCAAAGAGAACAAGTTAAAAAGAAGTTGAAAGACGCTATTGAGTCTAATGATGCGGAAGCAATCATGCAGGCTAATGACGAGTTAACTCAATTAACTGTTGAGAAAGAAAAGGCTAGAATCAAGATGGCTGATAGAGAAGCTAGATTGAAACAGCTCGAAGAGCAGAAAAACGCACCAAAAGAAGATCCAATAGCTGAGCGAACAACTGAACAATCCGAGCCTAGTCAAAGGGCAAAAGATTGGGCATCAAAAAATGCTTGGTTTGGTAACGATAAAATCATGACAAATGCAGCAATGACTGTGCACGAAGATCTAGTGGGCATGGGTGTTGATGTTGAAAGTGATGAGTACTATAATGAGATAGACAAACGAATGAAGGATAATTTCCCTCATCGTTTTGCTAGTCAAGAGCAACGAAGACCCGTCCAAAAAGTTGCTTCTGCTGGAAGATCTCAGCAGGGACGTAGATCTGTGAGACTCACCAAATCACAGGTGGCGATTGCCAAAAAATTAGGGGTGCCACTAGAAGAATACGCTAAATTCGTGAAGGAGGTATAGAATGAGCGACAATGTAAAAAGAACTTCACGCGCGTCTGAAGAAAAAAAAGAAACAAGGTTAAAACCTTGGACGCCACCATCATCTCTGGATGCACCACCTGCGCCAGACGGTTATGTTCATAGATGGATCAGAACCGAAAGTATGGGTTTCCAAGATACGGCTAACGTATCTAAGAAAATGAGAGAAGGTTGGGAATTTGTGAGAGCCGAAGAGATTAAAAATCAATTAGGTGATCATGGTTATCCAGTCATAGCTCAAGGAAACTACGCAGGGTTGATCGGGGTTGCTGGCCTTGTGTTGGGAAGGATACCTGAAGAGATTGCAAAAAGCCGTGCTGAGTATTTCAAAAGAATTACTCAAGATAGAGTTAACGCGGTGGACAACGATGTCATGAAGGAACAACGACCTGAGATGCCTATTAATATTAGTAGACAATCTCGCGTAACTTTTGGTGGAGGAAACAAAAATTAATTTTTTGGTAATCACCACTACAAGTAAATGTTAAACAATAAAGGAGAAAACAACTATGGCTAATGTAGCTGAAAAATACGGTCTAAGACCGGTAAGAAAGTTAGATGGCTCTCCATTTATTAACGCGCAAAACAGATACAGAATTGCTGCGAACTACGGTACTCCGATTTATCAAGGTGACTTGGTAAAACCTGTAACAGGTGGCGGTATCGAAAGAGCAGTAGCAAATACTTCTGATCTTGTAGTGGGCGTTTTTAACGGAGTGTTCTACACAGACCCTACAACTCAAAAGCCTACTTGGAAAAACTATTATCCAGGAACTGTTAACGCTAGTGACATCGTCGCTACTGTTATCGATGACCCGCATGTAGTTTATTCAGTAGATTCTGATGGAGCGTTTGCTGTGGCAGACATCTTTAAAAACTTTGCAATAACAACTGCAACAGGTAACACTTTAACTGGAATTTCTGAAGTTCAAATGGACTACAGTGTTTCTGGTTTAACAACAAGTGGAACTGTTCTTCAAGCAATTGACATTTCGCAAGATACGCAAAATGACACTGCTGGAAGCGCGAACGTGGATGTGTTAGTTAGAATTAACAATCACTTCTACGATCAAGGCACAGGCTTATAATAATAGGAGATTATAAATTATGGCTATATCAAGATCACAACTAGTTAAAGAACTAGAGCCAGGTTTGAATGCACTATTTGGCCTGGAATACAACAGATACGACAATGAACATGCAGAGATCTTTGCTTCAGAATCTTCAGACAGAGCGTTTGAAGAAGAAGTAATGTTATCTGGCTTCGGCACTGCTGCTACTAAAGCAGAAGGTGCTATGGTCACTATGGACCAAGCTACTGAAGCGTATACATCAAGATACACTCACAATACTGTGGCGCTAGGATTTGCGATTACAGAAGAGGCTATCGAAGATAACTTATACGACAGATTAGCAGGCAGATACACAAGAGCTCTTGCAAGATCAATGGCGCAATCTAAACAAATCACAGCTGCTAACATTTTGAACAACGGTTTTGACACTAGTGGTTCATACAATGGTGGTGACGGTAAAGCACTTATGACTACTGATCACCCTTTAGCAAACGGTGGAACTTTCAGAAATGAACTTTCTACTGCTTCTGATTTGTCAGAAACTTCGTTAGAACAAGCGTTGATTGACATCGCGGCGTTCGTAGACGAAAGAGGATTAAAGATCGCTCTACAAGGTAGAAAAATGATAATTCCAAAAGAATTACAATTTACTGCTGAGAGAATCATGAAATCACCTTTATCTACAACTCCAGGTGGATCAAATGCGTTTGCGAAAAACGACATCAATGCAATGATGAACATGGGTATGGTTCCAGAAGGTTACAGAGTTAACCATTTCTTAACTGATACTGATGCATTCTTCATTTTGACTGATGCGCCAAACGGTTTGAAAAACTTCGTAAGATCGCCAATTAAAACAGCGATTGAAGGAGATTTCGACACTGGTAACGTTAGATTCAAAGCTAGAGAAAGATACAGCTTCGGTTGGTCTGACCCTAGAGGAATCTTCGGTTCTCCAGGAGCGTAATAAAATACATATTGCAGGGGCGTACTTTACGCCCCTGTATTTAAAGTTTATAATAGGATTTATTATGGGATACAAAAGCGATATTCAAGCAACAAGATCTACAGCGGCGGCAGGGGCGACTGCAATTATTGAAGGCCCTATCAGATTAAGAGGTATTATAGTTGCTAACGACGGTAACGGTGCAGGCGTTTTAGAATTGTCTACAACTTCAAACACAGGTACAACTTTATTTTTAGCAGATTGCCCAAATGGAGATGTAATTAACTTTAGTTTTCCTGAAGATGGTATTCCCTTCCCAAAAGGAATTTTTTGTAAAACAAAAACTAATGTTGCTGCTTACACTCTTTTAACTGATAAATATTCAGCTCCAGGTTTAACAACATAGGTACAACATGGATTACTATGCTGATTTAGGTATAGAGATCGATAGTTTCGCTAAAGGTGGAATGCCTGCGAGAAATAAAAAAAATTTTAGGTCTAC